CAGTCTACCTCTGGCGGTGTATTACTCTTTTTTATTCTTACGGTGCCTGTTGACAAGTCTTCAGTCAGTGCAGGTCTTTTTGTAATACCCGATGTTTTCTCATATCAAGTTTTCCAAATATGAGCTTTAGTCAATAATAACTCTGTACTTTCATTTAACTCATAATTGGTGTTATGAGTTGAGGAAATCAAACCTGTTAAGACCTCTGTTTAGAGGTATATATAAAATTATAGTCTTTCCCTATGAAAATATAGTCTAATATATCTTTGATATTAAATCTTTTGGTTCTAAAGATCCTTCTTTTTCTAAGAACTCTAGTAATCTTTGAGGTGGTATTTTCCCAGATCTTCTCCAATCAGAGGCTGATTGCTTACCTATATTAAAGTATTCTGAAATATCTTGGTTATATTTCTTTTTTATGTAAAATTGTAAAAATAAAAAGTCCATTATATTCCTAATATATTTAATTTTTTGTTTCTTGTGTTTTGGGTTGTTATTTCAATATATACATTTTTGCCATCATCGAGCCTATGTTTAATTTCGTATTTAGATATTAAAACACCTTGTTTGTTAAACATGTGTAATTCATCATCATCAAATGATGGAGTATATTGGGTTTCAAAATGCTCGTGTTTAGTATGTATTTTATCCCAATTTGATATACTACATACTAAATCTTCATCATTATTACCTTCTAATATTAGAACTTTATCGTTTGTTTGTAGATTTGTAAATATTGTGTATATCATATATTATTTTAATTTTTCACACTCAACATAAAGTAGAAAAATTCTTCAAAATCTACTTTTGTAAAATCAACATCACACCCTTCTTGATTAACTCCATTTGGAACTAAAACGAAGTCAATAAGAAGTTTCCATCTATCATCTTTATTATCCTTTAAATATTCAAATATAAGATAATTGAGAGCATATAATGGAAACTCTTTTTCATTTACTTCTTTTTTTTCAGTTGATTTTTTAGCAACTTTTAATTTATACTCACCGGAATTATATTTATCGATGATTATATCGTAGTATTCGTTCAGTGTCATTAGTCCTTAATTGTTTTTTCTATCAAATCGATTTCTTCTTCAGTTAGATTAAAATATTTATATATTTCATTATTATCCAACTCAGTATCAATTTCTATTTTTGGTAATTTATAAACACACCTCATATTAACCCATCCGTTATACTTATATAACACATTCATTATAAATTTATATAACTTTGAATTAAGTTGAATATCGATATTTTTAATATTATCATTTTCATCGAAAATATGAACACAGTTCATTCCAGTTTGTGATATAACACCTTCTTCATCAATTACCGCTTTATACAAACCACTCAAGCAAATTATAGCTTTTTTTAAGGACTTTTCATCTGAGATAAATCTGGAGTATAAAACTTTTTTTGAATGAGTATGAAAGCATTCATTTGTAAACTCACCTTCAGGATAAGTTTTGAACTCTTCACCTCTTGTATTTATACCCTTTTGTTTGAAAGAAAAAGTATTTTTAGTAGAAAAAAACTTTTTAGAAATAGATATCGTCAAATGATTAAATAAAGTTGGTACATCAAAAATTTGTTGAGATGAGAAATCAAATTTAAAAACAGAATCTATTGTTTCAACTGTACTGTTTTTCTTATTCTCACACTTTTGTATAGTATAATATGAAAAAGAAGATCCAACATTAAAATATTTTGAACACTTATCAATATTTACATGTATAGGGTTATTTTTAGAGAAAATATCTAAAATATGTACTTTACCATAATCAGCGGATGGACTCATCCAAGATTTTGGAGTAACAAAACACATATAACCATTATTGCATAATAAATTAAAACCATGAACTACAAATCTAGTCCATAAATTTTCTCTGTTATTTTTTCTTTGATTATCACCATCACTCCAATTATAAGGTGGGTTACCAACTATTACATCTATTTTTTTACCACCAAGAAAGTTTATAAAACCATCACTTATTTTATCTCCAGTACTTTCTAAGAAAGACCCACGATAAACATTCAATTTAAACTCATTGTTCTTATCAAACAACATATAAAGAAGAAATAGATTTTTAGTTGATATATCACAGAAATAAAGCATTTCTTCTAAAATATGTTTTCTTCTTTCATCCTCATTAGAAATTACACTTTCTAAACCAACCATTAGTCTATCTAATATAACAGCTGGGAAGTTACCAATACCAACCGCAGGGTCTAACCATTTTAAATCTGGATTAGTCCAAACCTCTTTAGGTAGAGTATTCAACATTTCGTCAATTAATTGACGAGGTGTGAAAACCTCTCCAAATAATTTACTTTCTAACTTAGAAACCTTTTCATATTTAGAAATAAATTCTGAAATATTATTTTTTAAATCATTCATCAAGTATTTATATTTTTTATCCAATATAATTATACTCAAAAAATGATCTAAAGTTTTGTATTTTCCACCACTAACCTTGTAAATTAAATAGTTATAGTATTTCTCAACAAAGTCATATTTATAGTCTGGTTTAAATCCACCACTTTCTTTATTTAGTATTTTACGAATGTATGATTGGGCGACATTTAACGAATGTGAATTACTATCAATCGTATAAACTCTCGACTCTATATTTTTAATAGAATGTCCTTCATCATATAAATTTTCAACTATTTCAAAAAGAAATGTCCCACTTTTACAGATAGGTTCTAAAAAGGTTGTAGTTTCTGATTCAAAAACAGATTTAGGTAACGTAGATACCATTTCAAATGCAAGAGGTGATGGCGTTAGGACATAACCACTTGAGGCATTTTGATAGACATTGTTATAAACAAATTCTTTCAATTCTTTATGTTTCATATAACAAATATAGTTATTAGATCTTAGAAAGACAAATATCAATGATATTTTCATTAATAACACCTCTATCAAGTAACTTCACAACAACAGAAGGTCTGATACCATACAATTCATAAAACTCTTTAATCTTATCAATATTAGAATCAATTGACTTTAAAATACTTCTAAAAGATTTCGATTTATCATCAATTGAATTATCAATACCTATAATACTTAAAATTGAATTATTTATTGTTAATACTGCTTGTCTTAATAATTCAATATCAACCTTCTCAACTTGTACCTCTTCTGAAGTATCCACATCTACATCTGAATTATCTGATACACTATCTAAGTATTTCTTACCCTTGCCCTTTAATTGTTTTACTTTAGACTCCTTTTTAGCTAATTCTGAACTATTTATATCTAATAATGAGTTTCTTAAATCCTCATCAGTTAATAATGGAGTTATATCAATTTGAGAGTTCTTCAATCTTTCAAATGAAAATTTATCAATCAACTCACTATAATATTCATCTTTTCCTAAAAGAGATTCTTTATCTCCATTCTCATTAATAGAGAAGATATTTACAGATCTTCTAATTCTCTTTAAAACAGAGTTAAAGCTTTCTGATTTCGTTTTATTTTTTTGGGCTTCCTCAACTAAATAAATATCAACTGAATCAACTCTATTTGGATCAAGTGACAATGATATTACATTACCCTCAGTTTTCTCTAAACCGTCATATGTTAACCCACCTGTTAGAGCTCTTGATATCTTTTGTATCATAGCACCAACCGATCCATTATCAAACATAAGAACAACCGCATCTGTTTCTGATACTGAAAATGATCTAGATCCCATATCTTTTGAAATTACAATAACTCCATCTAAACCTTCTTTTTTACATCTTTCTATATCAGCTTCAACTAAAGCTTCTGATGTTTTATTTGTAGCATCATCACCACCAGATAATATCCTAATAATATGATTTGGGAGACAATTTTTAAATATAAATCCCAATTTTGATAATTCTTTATTAGTTGGCGTAGCCACAAAGAACTGTACAACTTTAGCTTGTTTTTCAATTGCGTTTGATATAGATAAAGTATTTAAAATATCATCTTTTATACCAGCCTTACCCCAAAGTCCATCAATAATTGATTTTATAATATTTTGATTTTTATTAACATCTGATAATATTTTCGACCAACCAGTTAAATCATCATCTTCTAACTCAGAATGTATTAATTTTCTATGTTTCTCTGGTAAAACCAACTTAAAGAAATTAATACCAGGTGCATATTCTAAAGACTTCTTACAATTATCTTTAGAATCTATACTTTTTAAAAAATTTATAAGATTTTTATTTTTTCGAGGATCTAATTCATCTAAATACTCATCATTTAAGTATTTAGTATTACCTGATTTTGTTAATAACATTTCAGTATATGAAACACTAATAACATCACTTATTTTTTGATCAACTAAAGACTTAGAAGCCTTTTCGATACCTGTTCCTGATGTGACTATTTTTATAAACTTGCTCATAGTATAAATATAATAATATTATATTAAGTAATCAACTACTTTTTGTGAATTTTCAGTCCATGCTCCATAATCAGCTTCGTCTATAACAACAAACTTTCTATTACTTTCAATATTTTTAATAATATTAAATTTACTAAAGGAATCCTCTCTTGTTTGTAAAGATATAAAAACAACCATTTTTGATTTACCTATATTTTCTTCAAACTTTTTATCCCAGTTATTACCATCAACCGTAGTATCAATTATTTTAAATCCATTAAAATTAGACCATTTACCAACACTCTCATCATTATAATCACCAAGAATTTCATTACCAAATGAAGTAAAAACAGTATGAACATATGATGGTATAATCATAATATCATTTTCTAATCTATGAAATAACTCTAAATATGTTAGTGTTTTACCAAATCTAGCACATAACTCAGCAATCAAATTGACACTATCTTCTTCTTCATTTTCAATAGAGTCAATTATTTGTCTCAACACCACCTCTTGTAAGAAGTGAGGCTTAAATTCCTTTTTTGTTATTTTAATAAACTCATCACCACTGACAATAGATTCTAATATTTTAATTATTAGCAATTCCGAAATTTCCTCACCAGTGTCAATATGTCTACCACTAAAAACCTCTGTTCTAGACTCAATTTTATAATCGTCAAAAATAGAAGTTCTTGTAACAACCACATATCCAATTGATTTTAATATTTTATGTAGTTTACTTTCCACATAATCCATATCAGAAACTTCGAATGTCTTTATAAAATCAACCTCAGTAGTTGATTTACTACCTTTATTATGGTGTTCATAAAACCTACGACTCAAGTCATTTGTTTTACCAATACCAATTTTAGTTAATCCATTATGTAATAATTCAACACCATCTGAATTGAACTCTTTTGTAAGATAAATAAATCCCTTCATTTAATTTTTAATTTTTTATAAATATAGTGATTATTTTTAATTATTCAAAAAAATCTGTTAAGTAACAATCACCGTTTCTTAACTTTTTATATATCTCTAAAACTTCTAAGTTTGTAAATGAATACCAACCAATATTAATTTTCATTTTTGTGATAGGTACACCATTCTGCTTCAACCCATAAATCTTAAATTTAGGTTGACGACTTAATTCCAGATAATCATCAAAACCAATAACAACCGCAAGTCTTTGATCTCTAGTCAAGTTGACAGACATCTGAATTATTCGGTTAATTAAGTGTATTC